ATAGTCGGGCGCTTGGTTCAAAAGAGCGAGGTCGTTGCTCATGCAGTTCTCCTTATTTGCTGCTACGTCTTTGGATGGTGATCTCATATTCGCTGTCGATATGAAGACCGGGGGGATGAAGGTCAGGATTTTGCTCCATGAATTCCTTCATGTTGGTTTGATGAATGCGCTTCTCCAGAAGCCCCATTGCATCGTGTTCTTGCATCATTCGATAGAACTCCTCCCAGTTGTTGGTCCAGTATCTGTTTTTGACAGTGCGGTACGCAACGCCATGGGGAGTGGAGAAACTGGTGGCTCCAGTCTCTTTTGATATCTCAACAAGTTTGTGTTTGAGGATATCCATCTGTGCCTCAAGCTCAGTGCTCTTGGCCTTGTAGTCTTGGTAGAGAGCGTCTCGTGTGTCGCGTATCTTGATGTACGCCTGCACGATCTTCTCAATCGGTGCGTTCTCCATTTGCTTCTCCTTCAAAGAGGTTCGATTATACGCCCTTTCTATACTCTGTCAAGTATTTATTTCGTTTTTGTACAGGTCGATGATGCGCTCGTGAACGTCCAGTTTGTTTTGGAGCGCCGAGTACAGCTTGGTTTCAACCGGACTACCTTCGATGTGAACTATAGTCATAGGGTTGCGCTGACCTGCGCGATCAATACGTGCGTTCGCTTGCAGGTAGGTTTCAATCGAAGTAACAGGAGCGTACCAGATGATGACGTTTGCCGCAGTTAGGGTAACTCCGTGTGCCGCCGCTTGCGGCTGGATCACTAGCACTCTGGGGTTGTCGTTCTCTTGGAACTGCTTGAAGATTTCGGTGCGGCGAGTGACGCTTACATCACCATTTATAACTTCCGTAGTAACGCCATTCTTCACCAAGAAGTCCTTCACAAGCTGGATTGCGTGTGTAAACGGAACGAAGATCAGCACCTTGTGAGACGCCTCGTTAATGACTTCAAGCAATACGTTTAGTCGATCGGACGCGTCGAACTCAATCACGTTCCCGGTATCCGTGTACACAGCGCCGCAGGAAATCTGCAGCAGCTTGTTCAGATTAGCGGCGGCGTTAACGGCTGAAACTTCCTCACCGACTGCGGAGATCAGCATCTCCTTCTTGAGCGCCTTGTAGTACTTGGTCTGTTGTGCCGATAGCGGCACGAACCGGGAGGTGTATGTTACGTCGGGCAAATCAAGACAGTCTTTCTTCTCAAACCGAATCGCAGGTTGCAGTATCTTGTGTACGGTCTGCTCGGCTCCGGGTTTGGGAATCCATTTGAAGCGGGTCAGTTGGTACATCACCATGTCACGATAGGCGCCATACAGATTGGGCGCAGTGTCAGGTACGCACAGCTTTGCCAGCCCATAGGCATCTAGTGGTGACTGCGATGCAGGGGTGCCAGTCATCATCCATAGCCATGTAGTCGGCTGGACTATCTTTCGCATAGTCTTGAACCGCTTGGTCGTAGCGTTCTTGTATGCGTTAGCCTCGTCGATGATGATCAGGTCAAAACCGCCGTTTGCAATCTCGTCAGCCACAATCTCAACGCCGTCGTAGTTAATGATGATGAAGTCGGCGGGACCATTGATGATAGCCTTGCGCTTGTCCCTTGCGCCATAGGCTACGTCGACAGTGCGATGCACTGCGAACTTAAACAGGTCGGCTTGCCATGCAGACTGCATGATGGACAGAGGGCACACAACCAGGACGCGATTGACAGCACCGATGTTTAGTAGGTAATCAGCCGCCCAAATGGCTGCGCCAGTCTTGCCTGTCCCTTGCTCGTTAAAGCAGAAGGCGCGGGGGTGTAGAGTCAGGAACCCTGCGGTGTCCCGCTGGTGTTGCATGGGTTTGTAAATCCCAGGCCAGCCGTAGTCACGCTCGATGGGGGAAGGGACTTTCTTCATGCCAAGGTTACGCAACGCTTGCGCTTCCTTGAGCCCCCAATGCACCGCCACAGCGGTGACATCCCCCTGCTGTTCTACTTCCGTACTTTTCTTGATGGCAGTTGTGATACGCCCGGGATTGCGGGTGCGCACCACTAGCACTTTGTTGTCGACGATTTCCATTTATTTCTTCAGGACGTAATAGCGGCTGTAGGAATTGATGTTGTTCTCTTCGTGGAGCAAACCTCGTCTGTAGGCTTCATACGCGATACGAAAGTCATCGCCGTCGCTCCTTTCGCCTATAGCATTAAAAGATATGGGGTCAGACCCAAACAGAAGTAGCCACGCTGATCGCAGTTGCTCGTCCGTCATATCAATAGCGTAATGCTCAGTCTGCATGTGTTCTGCGTTAGGGCTAAACCCCCATGCGGCGGTCGAAGAAGACCCGTACAGAATCCTTGGGTCGCTATACCCAAATGCGTATCTGCCGGTCATCTTGTACTTAAACGTTCCGTTTGACCGTGTGGTCTGAATTTCGGGGGTAGCTTCGGTTGTCGCTGGAGCTTTTAACTCTGAGGTTGCTACGGGTGGTTCTGCCTCCTTTGGAGAGAGGCGTTTTATGGTCAACATCTTTTCCATCTCCTTTGTGCACCAGTCCAGCTTTTTCCATCATGTTTCGCGCTTTGTTACGGGCGGCGCGTTTCTTCTTGACCTTCTCGGTGCCGTCGTACTGCTCGTATTCTTTTTTGTATGGGCGGGGTTTGTTAACGTAAGGCATCATTTGTCCTCGTCTGGGTGATGAAAATACGCAAGCGACTCGGCTTGTTGGTCCATCTGCTCAGCCAGTTCTTTCAGCGCGGTGGCGTGACGGCGCAGATTCCATGCACTGGCGTTCATGTCTTTGTATTGGAAGTAATAAGACAGCCCAGTGTCGGAGTTTTTCTTGGCTAGTTTAGATATGTCTTGTGCGATTGACATGGTCATCTGCACAGCGCAGTGAGAGCAAAACAAAAAGTCTGGGCGCTTGTACGGGCGGTACACGACACCAACGTCGTTAACAAACATCGGCTTGTCACAGGCGGTGCAAGTGCTTTCGCCGTTAAAAGCGGTATCAGGGGTCAGGCTCATTTCAGTTCCTTTTCTGGTTGTGTTCACAATCGCTAACAGGACACCAACCTCTGCAAGTAAAGTTGGGACGGGGATTCCAGACATCGTTGTTAAATGCCTCGTCTAGCAGATGTGCTTCTCCCAGCCACACCTGCCAGCTTTCTTCCTGTGCATCACGCTCGTACTTGGCGGTCACCAAATCATCAGCAACCAAAAACACCAGCCCGGCGGACACACTACGCACCTCGGGGAAGTGCTTGAATACCAAGAGCGACAGAAGCTCCAGCTGTTTGCGGTCGGCGTACCGACTACTCTTGCTAGTCTTCCAGTCGGCTACACGCGCCTTGTCACCATTGACGATCAGCAGGTCAGCGATGCCACGGAACCAAACGTCTTTGTCACGGAAGGCGCATGGCTCAAGGTTGCGGGTCACACCCATCTCATGCTCACAGAGCATAGTCCCGGGCATGTTCTTGAACGGGGCGATCTTGCGCTCGATGTAGGAGAACTTTTCTGGTATCGGCGTACCGTCACGCAGGTATTCTTCCGCTGCTTTGTGCACCGCGCTTCCGTAGATCAGATGATCCTGTGGCGGCTCCACAATGTCCTTGACCACGCGCAGTCGGTGATACTTGCGCGGGCACTGCTGGAACAGCGAGATACTAGAGTACGACCATGTGCGGTTCATTCTTTGTTTCTTTCGTTGTTGACTGCCGCCAATGCGAGTCGCATCTCTGTGATGGCAATCAACCCCTTCTCGTATGCAAGATCGTATTTCTTGTCCAGTGTGGCGTTGTACATATCTTTGAGCGCGGTTTCGGCGAGCATCAAAGGCCTAGCGTAATCGAGCAGTTCCATTGTTATCCTTCAAATTTTTTAGAGTCGCCGTAGCTGTTGCCGTACTTGACCTCACAATTCAGAGGCAAAGTCTGGGCCCATAGCGGACGCCACCGCATACATTCTTGGACGTACAGAGCGGCTTCATGCCACTCGTCTTCCGGTGCAACACACGCAACCGCATCATGTACGGTCAGCACTACTTTATACCGTTTGGCGATACGAAGCATCTGCTCTCCGATGACACATCTTGCTAGGGCTTGGCACAGGTTCTCAACCACCTTGCCCCCATAGATACGCACAGGACCACGTCGTGTTGAGTAAATATACTGGGCCCGACCTCTGTCGTCAACGCCAACAGGCCGCAGTTCCATGTACTTCAGAGGCAAGCCGCTAGGCAAGTCAAACCCTACCCCCGGCAACACGCTGATAGCCTGTGGCTGAACGCCAAACGGGGTGGTCTTTAGCTTTACATCTGCTAAAGCATCCAGACACTTGTGTCCCTGCGCCCATAGGTTGGGTATTGCGGGGAAGCCTTCCCGGTAGGTGGTCAGGATACGTCTGCACTCAGCTTCACTAAGCTCTACCCCGAAGTTTTTGAGCTGAATCTGGAACTTAGCCGCACCCATGCCGTACCCGGCACCAAGGATGGTGGTCTTGCCCACGAACCGCTCGGAGTCGTCAACTTCAGATGCAGGTTTGTGGTAAATCTTCCCCGCCATGATCTTGTAAACGTCCTCGCCCTTCTCAAAGGCTTGAACCAAATCGGTTTGTCCAGACAGCCACGCCAGCATGCGAGCCTCGATCTGGCTGGAGTCGGCATCAATCATGACGTGCCCCTCGGGCGCAATGATGGCTGACTTGAGTTTTGACTTCCTTGGCAGGTTCTGCAGGTTTAGCTTGTCGTCACCTCCCCACCGCCCTGTATGCGCGGCGTAGTATCTCAGTGGTACCGGAAGGCTACCACGCTTCGCTATGGACACGAATCGCTCAGTCCGTGTCTCCTCAAGGGTGCTCTTTGTCCCGAGTCGTGCGGCAACAAGCGCCTGAACCCGGACATCATCGTGGTCTGCTAGAGACTTGAACCCTGGGTCGTTCTTCGCCAGAGCCAACGTCAGCTTATTTGTGGTTGGGCTGATCTTCATAGGAGGGTCAACGCCCAGCTCCATTAGGCGCGTAGCAAACTTGTCGTTTGACAACAGCACCTCCCTGTCAGCGTTAGCGTCGGCGATGAGCGCTTCCTTGCGGTCAACAACCTCAATCAGATGTTGCTCAAGTAGCGGCAGGTCCAGTTGCAGGATCGGCCTCGTGAACATCCGTAGCGTCAAGTCAATCAGCTTTAGTTCTTGCTTCTTGAACGACGTGGAGAGGATGTTGAACAGGTTGTATGTGATGTCGACATCATTGATGCAGTACTCGCCGTAGCGGCGCATGCTCTCATCGTCAAAGTCGGCTCGGCGTTTGCCTAGTGCAAGCACCACCTCCGTACCCTTTGCACCCAGCCCATAACGCTCAGCGGCTTTAGCGAGACTGTTGCCAACCTCGGTTCCGTCGACTGCACGTAGCATGGCTAGCGTATCAAGCAATGCCATCGGATGGATGCCGAAGCGCCACCCGAGGATAGCGCCGTCAAACATCATGTTGTGTGCAAGCACAGCAGATGATTCCCAAGGGAAGGTAGCAAGGAACGATTTGATCTGGCTGAAAGTGCCGGTGCACCACACAGTCTCCTCGTCATTGACCTTCACCGCAACCCCAATCACTTCGAATCGGGGGTCACGGATGTATTCCTCGGTGGTCATCTTCGACAGGGAATAGTCCTTGTCGTAGTACGTCTCAAAGTCGAGGGTGATCAGGTTCACTGGTTAGCTACCCCGAGATACTTGCTGATCTCACGATTGAGATACCAACGTGCTTTGCACAAGTCTTCGTAAGCATTGCCCTTGTGGTCAGAGCGCGTGATGTACTTGACGACATTGCCTAGGTTGTAACCAAGCTTCTTTGCTTCGATGAACTCGATAGTCTCGATGCCGCCAACCTTGTAGTGGGCAGGGTGGTTCACATTGTCGTGAGTCTTCAAGGTCTTGTCGATGAAGCTCTCTCTGGGAATCGGCTTGGAAGATGTGAACGTACCAATGTGCACCAACGTGGATTTGGCGTCAGGCACAGGCAACACAGGGGGAGGTTGCCAGAGGTTATCGGACTTCACAACTGGCTCGTCTTTTTTGGTGTAGTTGCGCTTGATGCGTCGAATCGGCTGGCCCTCAGCTAGCTTCTTCTTGTCGTTGCTACGCAAGGTGTGCACGTACGTGGGGCTCACATTAAGAGCTTCAGCAATCTGCTTCGGCTTTGCAGTCGGGTGTGCCTCCATGTAACGACGGATACGTTCTCCAGTGGTTAGTTTCTTTCCCATGATTTACTCCTTTAGATTGGCGCTACTTCAGTGGTGCAGTCGTAGTTAGACTGCTTCGGTTGTCGTTTGTTCAGTTGACGTAGCGCCTCACCGGTCGCCCGAACAAACGGGTCCCATTCGTTCCAAGTTATTTTCTTCTTACCCTTGCGAGTAGGTTTTTTAACAGGGTCAATCTCACCAGATCGTCCTTGTACTTCTTCATGTAACTCTGAATTATCTTCTCGCATCTGTTTCTTTCCTCTATCCTTGCAGTCTTTGCTACGTCGTCGTTCATGCTTGTCCCCTTGCTCGGATGGCTTCGGCGCAGAACTCAACTGCCTGATTCCAATCGTTGCTGTCCCAATCTGCTTCGTATGCTTTAGCGGTATCAACCACCTTCGCACACGCCTCACGCTCTGCGGCGGCGACAAGGGCGGCAAAGTGTTCAAGTTGATAGGCGGCATGCACAGTCCCTTGCGCATCAGCAAACCCAGCCTCCCGCGCCATGCGGATGATGTCATCTCTGTTCATTTGCGTTTTACCCCTACTCGTGCTTTTCCTTTGACCACGTTCCAGTCCGTAGCAGAGTTGCGCTCTGATATGGCTAGGGTTGTGTACGTTTTTTTAACTCGATCTTTACGTATCTTGTGTTTTGCGTTTGACAATTCCCTGTCTGCGTTGGTGCGGTATGCAGTTTTCTCCGTGTTGTATTTTGACTTCTGCAACTTGCGTAGCAGGGCAAGGTCCTTCTCCGGTTCCTGATCCCACAACCTGTCGTTGATTTTGGGTAGGTGGTATGCGGTAAACACCCGCACCCCGGTCTTCCACGGGATGTTCGGAAGCGGTGTCCGTAACAGTTCACACTCATCAATACGCTTGCCCGTGAGGGACAGAAACATACTCATAGCATCCATCAGGTTTAGTTGCCGCCGCCACGCCCGGATGAGACAGGCGTCCCAGTATTCTTGTGGTGTGTTCATTCCCATGCCTTTCTGATTCCATCTGAGATACCCATAGCCCGAGCAAACGACATGGTGTCGTGGGCATCGGCTATCTCTTTTGCAGTGTGTTTGTACATAGCCCATAGCATCATGCTGTACCAATGCGACTGTTCCTGTCCGCTATCAAGACATTCAATCGCCTTGCCCATGTAGTGCGCTTGGCTCGACAGCGCCCAGTAGTAGCGGCCCAGTTCAAATTGGGTCATGTGTTCTTCTCCTTCAACTTATCCCAGTGCGTACCATACACATCTTCCGCCATGGCGTAGTAGAGCAGCTGAAGCCACATTGATCGGTTATTTCCAATCTTGTGGTGCGTCATAGCCACATGCAAGTGGTTGTCTGCCATGCGCTGGACGTAGCTTTCTCTGGTGTCGTCGTTGTAGGGGATCATGTGTTCTTTTCCTTGAGTTTGGCTTCAATGGCTCGGACTGCGTATTCAAACCGATTGAACCCGCCTTGGATTTGAAATCGAACATATTCATCACCAATGTCAGTGTCCGTCAGCCCAACCCATGTGCGTTGTGGTGCGGGTGAAGTGTGCTTTTCATCAACAAAGTAATTAAACCCCTCCCACGCATCCGCTATGTAATCTGGCATGAAGCCCTTGCGCTCGGCGTAATCAAGCGCCTCGACAAGTGCGTCAAAACCAATGACTGTTTTTCGCTCCCACCCTTCAGGAATAGAAGGCTCCTGCACAGATGCTGCGGGTGAGGTGGTGTAGAGGTTGGTTCCAATATCGTTTCTGTAAAACTGAAGACCCCACTTGTCAACAATTTTTCCATCGGGCATTTCCCAAAACTTTGGCTCCTGCTTCTCAGCCTGCTCGATGGCTTGGCGTAGGGATGTGATGGCTTCATCATGCTTTGCGCTTCGTGAACTCCAGTAAACCTCTTGCAACGCCTCCAGCGCCTGTTTCATTGCTTCAATCATCGCTTCATGTCCCGAATGAACGCCGCAAAACTTGCCACCGTGTCAGCCGCAAACGGAATGCGAAACTGCTCAATAGCCTTGGCAACCTCTTCAATCACATCATTGCGGTAGCACATGATGTCATCGTCTTCGGCATCAGCAATCTGCCGTTTGCGCCAGCCCTGCGCCTTCTCGATCTGCTCAAATGCTTCGTCTTCATCTGTTTTCATCTCGCACCCCCCAGGCTACGCACCCACGCCGGTTCTGGGTCTTTGATAACTGGGGGCGTTATCTTATCGCTTGGCGGTGTCCATCCGTACTTGCGCCACGTAGCTTGTACGTTAGCACCAGATGTCCACTTGTAGTCAGGGTGCCCGATTGGCACCCACGGGTCTGTCCTTTTTGCGTTCTCCATAAATTCTCCTTGGGCTATCAAGAAACTCTATGTTCCCTTAGTAGGGAACGGTCATAATTGTCTTTCGCCGAGTAGCTTGGACAACGATTCAAGAAGCGTTACGTTGTCCTCGTCGACAACGATGGCGAAGCCTCCCGCAACATTGATGCGGTCGATCTCTCTAAGTTGCAATGCAGTCGGGCGTCCCCCGTTGGCTTTGCACTCGACTGCAAAGAACACGCCGTTAAGGCATCCAACAATGTCGGGCACACCGCTACGTCCGTAGCCCCCAGTAGATGGCATGAAGTAGTAAGCACCGATCTTGTCGAGTATGTGCTTAGCTTTATCTTTTACTTTGCCCTCTGGTGTCACGCTACACTCCGGTGTTTGTAGATGTTGACTGAGTATAGCACAGGCAAATCGCTAAGTAAATATCTGGGCGAAAAAAAACCCCGGGGGTAAACCCGGGGTTGGGGACAAAATGACTAAGCGTCAGTATGTCGGTAGCGTCAGCAGTTAGTAAAGGTTTCGCCGCTTACTAAGAAGAAGTAGTCGGAGTCTATTCGTACTCCATTTACACTCTCCCAGTCTGAGAACCTAGCACCAACGTGCTCAATAGGTTGATCCTCGTCCATGAGTTTGAGCATGGTGATCTTCTCCTGATAGTTGGTCGCTAGGTCATAG